AAATTATTATCAGAAGTATTTAAAACTTACTTACCAGCAGAATATCCATACGATGTTCCAGGTGCACAAAAGAATATAAAGGTATCTGACTTTGATGATAGAATAGATGTATTACCAGTTGCAGATCCAAATATATTTTCTCAAACACAAAGAATTTCTATGGCGCAAAGCCAATTACAATTAGCACAATCTAATCCACAAATTCATAATTTATATCAAGCATACAGAAGTATGTATGAAGCATTAGGAGTAAAAAATATTAATAATATATTACCTCCTCCAGAACAACCTATGCCAATGGATCCGGCATTAGAACATATACTAGCTATTAGCTTAAAACCTTTCCAAGCATTTCCAGGTCAAGATCATAAAGCACACATTGATGCTCATTTAAATTTTATGAGTATTGCAATGGTACAAAATAATCCTGGAGCGATGGCTTCTTTACAAAAAAATATATTAGAACACATTAGCATAATGGCTCAAGAACAAGTTCAAATAGAATTTGTAAGAGAATTACAAGAAGTTCAACAAATTCAAATTATGATGCAACAAATGGGTGCAATGAATCCTGCTATGATGGGTGGAATGCAACAAAATCCACAGTTAATGCAGGCTCAACAAAGATTACAACAGATTGTTAATGCTATAGAGGCTAGAAAAGCTATTCTAATTGCTGAAATGACTAAAGATTATGCTGAGGAAGAGCAAAAAACAACAGGTGAATTTGGTGCGGATCCATTGTTGAAGCTAAAAGCAAGAGAATTAGACCTTAGAGCCAAAGAAAATGAGCGTAGAAAAGAATATGAACAAGATAGAATCAATCTAGATAAGATGAAAGCTATGATGAATCAACAAAATCAAGAGGAAAAACTGCAACAAAACGAAGAATTAGCTTCTCTTCGCGCTGGTGTATCGCTTGCTAAGTCAGGAATGGGAAATACTCAAATAAAAATTGATAATTAATCATTTAAAGGGTATAATTTAAATTTAATCAGGAGAAAAATATGAGTAAAGATTGGCAAAGAGGTTCAGGATACGTAAATGCACCTAAAATTGAAAAACAATTAGGTATTAATAGCGATGGCTATAAATCTGGTGGCATTGATGTTGAAGTAACTAACGATCAAGAGTCTCAAACAGTTGATGTTAGAGGAACTAAACGTATTAGAGCTGAAAAAAAACCAGTTAAAGCTACTTGGTTCTAAACACCAATAGATTTTAAAATGCCTAAAGGTTCTAAAACTATTTTTGATGAATTGGAAAGGAATGTTCCGTTTCCATATGCACAAATTTCCACACATGAAAAAGGTATTTTAAATAAAGGAGAGAACAAAGGCGTAAAGGGTGAAGTTAGAGGACAAGGAATTGTCTTAAAAGAAAAAATAAGAAGAGCAAAATCATATTAATATGCTAACAGTACTATCTACAATTGCACCTTTAGCTAAAATGTTGTTCTCAACAGTGGATAAAGCTATCCCTGATAAAGATTTAGCAGAAAAATTAAAAGCACAGCTTAATACTGAACTATTAAAATCATCAACAGCAGAAATCAAAGCAGCAGCTTCAATTGTTGAAGCAGAGGCTAAAAGTCATTGGTTTGTGTCTAGTTGGAGACCTTTATTAATGTATGTATTAATATTTATTTTAGTGTGGAATTATGTAGCAGGACCTGTTATAAAAATATTTACCGGAACTATAATAACTTTTGAGTTACCAGGAGACGTTTGGACACTTCTCAATATTGGACTTGGAGGATATGTGGTAGGACGTAGTGGAGAATCCATTGCGAGAACTTTAGCAAACAAACAACCAACAGGAGATAAGTAAATGAGAAACGATTACGGAATAAGATCTGATGTCAGATTTGCCAAAGGTGGTAAAGCTGTTAAAAAAGGAAGCACATCAAAAAAAATGATGGCATCTGTAAAAAGATTAGATAATAAAAAAATAAACAAGAAAAAATAATGGGCGATATATCTTTAAGAGGACATGGTATTGAAATGCGTAAAAACTTTGCCAAAGGTGGTAAAGTTAAAAAAGATAAATCTTTTCCTGATTTAAATAAAGATGGTAAAGTAACTTTCAAAGACGTTTTAATGGGACGCGGTATTGTTAAAAAAGCAAAAGGCGGAAAAGTTAAAGTTGGAAAAGTTATGAGAGAGTTTAAAAAAGGAAAATTACATTCTGGAAGTAAAAAAGGACCAGTTGTTAAATCTAGAAAACAAGCAATAGCAATTGCTCTTTCAGAAGCTGGAATGTCAAAGAAGAAAAAATGATTAAAAAATTAAGACATTTAATTTGTAAGTTATTTAAAATTAAACAATGTAAATGCAATGGCTAAACTTTGTCCTGAAGGAAAAGCAGCGGCTAAAAGAAAGTTTAAAGTTTATCCTAGTGCCTATTCAAATATTTGGGCTTCTAAATATTGTAAAGGAACAGTTGGTCGTAAAAAAATGGCTTCAGGAGGTAATTTATCTCAACAAAGAAAAGCTGTATCTAATTATAAACAGGGTGGTATTGCTAAAGGTTGTGGAAATGTAATGGAGAATAGAAGAAAAGTTACAAAGAAATATTAAAATGGCAAAAAAAGGTTTGAAAGAATGGTTAGATGAAAAATGGGTTGATATTGGATCGAAAAGAAAAGATGGTTCGTATGCTCCTTGCGGCAGATCAAAAGGAGAAAAAAGAAGAGGATATCCTAAATGTGTGCCGCTCGCTAAGGCTAGATCAATGTCTGAAAGTCAAAAAAGATCAGCGGTCCAAAGAAAAAGAGCCGCTGGTAATACAGGACCTAAACCTACTAATGTTGCAACATTTGCAAAAAGAAAAAATATGAAAATGGGTGGACTTGTTAGTAGAGGACAAGGTATGGTTATTAAAACTAAAAAAACAAAAGTATACTAATGGGTGATATATCTTTAAGAGGACGTGGAATTGAAAGAAGAAGATTTGCAAAAGGAGGAACTCCTGCTTGGCAAAGAAAAGAAGGTAAATCTGAATCAGGTGGATTAAATAGAAAAGGTATTGCATCTTACAGAGCTGCAAATCCAGGATCAAAATTATCAATGGCAGTAACTACTAAACCAAGTAAGTTGAAAAAAGGTTCAAAAGCTGCTAATAGAAGAAAGTCTTTTTGTGCCAGAATGAAAGGTTTAAAAAAAAGATTAACCTCTGCTAAAACGGCCAGAGACCCTAATAGTAGAGTAAACAAGTCTCTTAGAAAGTGGAATTGCTAAATATGGATGAACTAAATATCATATACAAAATACAAAAAAGAGCTCAAATGACTCTTCAGCAAATAGGTGATGTTATGATAAGTGGAGGTATTGACAATTATGAAAAATACAGGTATTTACTTGGCCAGGCACAAGCCTATCAACTAATATTACAGGAAATCTCTAACCTGCTAGAAAATAAGGAGCAAAAAAATGAAGACGGAAACGTTGTCAACATCGGAAGCACAAAAGGAAGTCCCAAAAATTAATTTAGGACTTGAAGATAAGTACAAAGAAGAAGAAAAAAAATCACAAGAAAAAGAACCATTACATCCAGATAATTTAGGAAAAGATTTATTATCGGAATTGCCAGAACCCTCTGGATATAGACTTTTGGTTTTACCATTTACACCTAAAAATAAAACTAAAGGTGGAATAATATTTTCACAAGAAACATTAGACAGAGCTAGAATCGCAACCACTTGTGGTTACGTTTTAAAGATGGGACCGCTTTGTTATAAAGATGAAAAATTTACATCAGGTCCATGGTGTAAAAAAGGAGATTGGGTTATCTTTGCTCGTTATGCGGGTTCAAGATTACCAATAGAAGGTGGAGAAGTGCGACTACTAAACGATGATGAAGTATTAGGGGTTATTAAAAATCCTGAATCAGTTCTTCATTTAATTTAACATAGGAGGCACTATGCCAGAACAAGAAAAACCAAAACATGATTTAATTGATGTCGGCGAAGAACAAGGCGCTGAAATTCATTTAGATGATAAAGGCAACCCTGAAAAAGCAGAAGTTGCAGTTGAAGAAAAAATAGAAGTAGAACAATTGGAAAAAGAAACTCCAGTTGTTGAAGCTAAAAAAGAAGAAGTTAAAAATGCTAAAGATGAATTAGCAGAGTATAGCGAAGGCGTTCAAAAACGTATTGCTAAACTAACTCGTAAAATGAGAGAAGCGGAAAGACAAAGAGAAGAAGCTATCGCTTATGCTCAATTAACTAAAAAACAAAAAGAAGAGTTAGAACAAAGAATATCTACAGTTGATAAAGGATATGTTGATGAATTTGAAAGCAGAGTTAAAACTAGTTTAGCAGCAGCTAAATTAGCTTTAAAAAATGCAATTGAATCTCAAAATGTAGAAGCACAAATTGCTGCACAAGAGCAATTAGCCCATCTTACAGTTGAATCAGTAAGATTAAATTCTTTGAGAAATCAACAAAGTCAACCTAAAAATGTTAACATAACTCCTCAACAATATGAGCAAGTTAACACATATAATGGTAAACCAATTCCAAATGATGTACCTACAGATGCTAAAGCAGAAGCTTGGGCAGCTAAAAATACATGGTTTGGTAATGATACTGCAATGACTTATACTGCATTTGATATGCATAAAAGACTTGTAGAAGATGAAGGATATGACCCTAAATCTGATGAATATTATGAGGAAATTGATAAAAGAATAAGACTTGAATTCCCGCATAAATTTGCTAAGATAGAAGGTACTTCTACAGAAAGAGCAAAACCTGCTCAAGCTGTAGCTTCGGCTAAACGTCCAGCTACAACAGGACGCAAAAAAACTGTGAAACTCTCGCCATCACAGGTAGCAATTGCTAAAAGATTAGGCGTGCCACTAGAAGAATATGCGAAACAATTAAACATCACGGAAGGAGTATAGGCATATGGAAAAAGATAAAAACAAAGCTTCACGTGCGAGTCAAACAAGAGAAAATTCTGCAAAGAAAAAAACTTGGACTCCACCCTCATCACTAGATGCACCACCTGCACCAACAGGTTTTCGTCATCAATGGATACGAGCAGAATCTATGGGTTTTCAAGATACGAAAAACGTAGCTGCTTCATTGAGAGAAGGATATGAATTAGTTAGAGCTGATGAATATCCAGAATCAAATTATCCAGTTGAGACTGAAGGCAGATACGCAGGAGTCATCGGAGTAGGAGGCCTATTGCTGGCTAGGATACCAGAAGAGATCGCGCAACAGATTGATGCATATTATGCAAAACAAACTGCTGACAAAGAAGAAGCGATTAATAACGATCTTATGAAGGAACAGCATCCAAGTATGCCAATCAATAATGAAAGGCAGACTCGTGTAACCTTCGGTGGTACAAAGAAGAACTAATTATTTAGTAATTCCTAAACCAACGAATTAACTTAAACAATAACAAGGACAAAAAATATGGCAAACGCAAGCACAACAGGATTTGGACTTCGAGCTGTAATGAACGTTGGAAATACTCCAGCGACTTCAGGACAATCTGAGTACTTAATCCAAACAGCGCCAGGCGTTGGTTCGTACAAAGGAGATCCAGTATCATTCCAAGACTCTTCAGGAGCACAAGGATATGTACAAGATGCATCTTTTACTACAACTGATGACGGTGGAGCTGGTGGAACTACATATGATAATACTTCAAGTGCACTTTTAATAGGTGTATTTAATGGTTTTTTCTATATTGATTCCAATGGTAAACCAACTTTCGCTAACTCAGTAGCAGCAAGTACTACTACTAGCGTTAATTACAACACAGGCTCTAGTTCTATTACAGCCTATGTAATTGATAACCCAAACCAAGAATACGTTGTAAAAGCTGACGCTGCATTCGGAACGGATGAAGCAACTGCTCAAGCAAAATTTGGTGCGGCAAATCAAATGAACGTAAACAACTGGACTGCATCCTCAAATAAAGATGGTCAATCGATCACAACTTTAGATGTTGGATCTGCAGCTACAACAGCTATGTTTACTGTAGTAAGATCAGCAAATGACCCAGAAAACAGTGATTTAACTGCTACTGGAGCAAATGTTATCGTTACTATCGGTAAATCATCAGCTTTGTATAACTAATAGCGAATAGGAGATAAATAAATATGGCTATATCACGAGCACAACTAGTTAAAGAACTAGAGCCAGGTTTGAATGCACTATTCGGACTTGAGTACAAACAATACGTAAACGAAGCAGCAGAAATTTTCGATACTGAAACTTCAGACAGAGCTTTTGAAGAAGAAGTTATGTTATCAGGATTCGGAAACGCAGCTGTTAAGCCAGAAGGTCAAGGTGTAACATTTGATGATGCACAAGAAACTTTCACGGCTCGTTACACAAACGAAACAATCGCGTTAGCGTTTGCAATCACAGAAGAAGCTATTGAAGACAACTTGTATGACAGACTAGCGTCTAGATATACAAAAGCTTTAGCGAGATCTATGGCAAACACTAAACAAGTTAAAGGAGCGGCTGTACTAAATAATGCATTTAGTAGCACTTATGCCGGCGGTGACGGAGTTGCATTATGTGCGACTAACCACCCAACTCTTTCTGGAACTTTCTCAAACGAGTTAACTACTCCAGCAGACTTGAACGAGACATCTTTAGAGCAAGCTCTAATTGATATCGCGGCGTTTACAGATGAAAGAGGCCTAAAAATTGCAGCAAGAGGAATGAAATTAATTATACCTTCTGCTCTACAATTTACTGCTGACAGACTAATGGCGTCTCAAGGTAGAACTGGCACAGCTGATAATGACATCAATGCTATTAGAAACATGGGAATGATTCCTCAAGGTTATACTGTGAATCACTTCTTAACTTCTAATAAAAAATGGTTCATTAAGACAGATGTACCAAATGGTCTTAAACATTTCATGAGATCACCTATCAAAACTACTATGGAAGGTGACTTTGACACTGGTAACGTAAGATACAAAGCTAGAGAGAGATACGTATTCGGATTCTCTGACCCTAGAGGTATTTTCGGATCAGACGCGACATAATCGTTAAGATTATATTTCTTAAAAAGGGAGGTCTATTATTGACCTCCCTTTTTTTTTGTGCTAAACTAAAACTCAATCATGAAAAATTTTCTCATACATATTTGGGCCTATGGTCATCATGCTAAATTTAATGTTTTAGCTGAAGATAGTGCTGAGTCTGTTGAAAATGCTATACTTGACAAAATAGGAGAAAAAAGTATAAAATGGGAAAATCTCGGTAGGTCACATACCAGCCGAGTTAACCGTATAACTTTTGAGGAGGTTATAGATGATACAAGACCTATACAGACAAAAGAGGATCTTGGAGTTAAAGTGGGAGCAGGAGTATCTTGATAATGGCAAGTATACTCTGGATATGGTTCAAATAGATAGTAAAATTAGAGATACTATTTATGAAATCAAGCTTGAAGAGAGCAGAATAGCACATAGAGAAGCTGCTATTTTAAACGCTGCCCCTGAAGTTTCAGTAGCTACTTAAATAAAAAGCTACATCATTGAAATTAAGAAATTCATGCAAGGATACCTTGCGCTCTTTAAAAAAATAAGCTATATTTATATTACTATACTTAACCTTCTGATCTAGACGCGTATAGTCGACAGCCTAGAGACTAGATTAGAAAAACTAGGAGAATAAACTTATGGCAAATACAACTTTTTCTGGCCCAATTAAAGCCGGAAATATTTTTAATACAACAGGAACTACACTTGGAACAAACGTTAAAAACGTTGGACCAGTTGTACTTACTCAATCATCAACTGTTGCATTAACACACGCTACAACTACTGCTACTGCATTAGGAATTGTAATTCCAGCAAACAGTCAAATTATTAGTGTATCAATTCAAGTAGAATCTTTATTTACTGCTTCAAGCACTACTACTATTGCTGTTGGAAAAAGTTCATCAAGCGCAACTAACTTAGCTGCAGCAACTGCTGTATCAGCTACTGCTACTGGAGCTTCTATGTTACCAGCAAGTGCGGGTGCATGGAGAACTATTGGAACTACTGATGTTGAATTATACGGTATAACTGTTGCTAACTCTGCTACTGCAGGTAAAGCAAGAATCGTTGTAACTTATAGTCAAAACGCAACATTAGCGGCTCTATAATAAATTAATTTTTAAGGAGCTCTTCGGAGCTCCTTAAATTACAAGGAGATTAAAATGAGTTATAAAAGTGATATACAAGCGACTAGATCAGCAGCTGCGGCTGGAGCAACAGCAATCATAGCACAACCTATTCGTTTAAGAGGAATAATTATAGCATCTGATGGTGTTGGAGCAGGACTTTTAGAATTAACTACAACTTCTAATTCAGGAACAACTTTATTTATAGGTGATGTTCCAACAGGAGATGTTGTTAATATTTCTTTTCCGGAAGATGGAATAGTTTTCCCAAAAGGAATTTTTTGCAAAACAAAAACTAACATCGCTGCTTATACATTATTGACAGATAGATATTCTGCACCAGGTTTAACAGCAAATTAATATCGCATGGCGACTACAACTTACACAGTAACCGTCGCAACGGGTCAAAACGCATTTGGTGCGGGTACTAATAAATTTTTTATTAATGGTACTGTAAGTCCTGTTCTTTATTTATATGAAGGCGATACTTACATATTTGATCAATCAGCAGCATCTAATGCTGGTTTTACATTAGCATTTTCATCTACTAAAGATGGAACTAATACATCAGGAGGTGTTGCTTATACTAATGGTGTAACAACTGTAGGTACTCCGGGTACTTCAGGAGCATATACTCAAATCGTAGTTGCTCCCGTAGCAAGTATCGGCGCTCCGGTATTATTTTACTACAATGCCTCAACAGCAGGCATGGGTAATCAAGCACAAACTATTTCCCCAACTTCAGGAACTACTGAATTTGACCCACAAATAGATGATATTATAGAAGAAGCTTATGAAAGAACAGGTATCGGCGGAGCGCGAACAGGATATCAATTAAAAAGTGCAAGACGTTCTTTAAACATTATGTTTCAAGAATGGGGCAATAGAGGAATTCATTTATGGAAAGTAAAACTTGCTAAAATTCCTTTAGTTCAAGGACAAGCTGAATATAATTATGCAAGTGATACTGTTAATTTTCCAAATGATATTTCAGAAGTATTAGAAGCTTTTTATAGAAATAATTCAGACACAGCTAATCCACAAGATATTGCTTTAACTAAAATAGATAGATCAGCTTATAATGCAACTCCAAATAAATTAGCACAAGGAACACCTTCTCAATATTACGTAGATAGAAAAAAGAATCCTAATATTTATTTATATGCTACACCAAGTGCAAGTGTTTCTAGCACTTCAACACCTTCTAGTTTTCAATTTTGTTTTTACTATGTTGCTAGAATTCAAGATGTAGGTGCATATACAAATACAGCAGATGTAGTAAATAGATTTTATCCATGTATGATGTCTGGACTTGCTTATTATTTAAGTATGAAATTTGCTCCAGCAAGAACTCAAGAATTAGAACGTATATATGAAAGTGAAATGTTAAGAGCTCTTG